ATGAAATTCAATATCCCAATTTTCCTAACGATCTTTCGAGTCATTTTGATTCCTTTTTTCGTGATTGCATTTTATTTACCCATTGAATCATCTCCTTTCATCACAACGCTCATTTTTTTTATTGCAGGTGTCACTGACTGGCTAGATGGCTATCTAGCTCGTAAATGGAAACAGACCACGCGCTTTGGTGCATTTCTTGATCCTGTTGCTGATAAAGTAATGGTAGTGGTTGCACTAGTTTTAATTGTCGAACATCAACATACATTTTGGATAACCATTCCTGCCATTATTATGATTTCTCGTGAAATTATCATCTCCGCATTACGTGAATGGATGGCAGAGCTTGGGGAACGTAGCAAAGTCGCAGTCTCTTGGTGGGGAAAATGGAAAACCACAGCGCAAATGTTAGCACTGGGCGGATTATTATGGCGTTATAACAACTATATGGAAATAGCAGCAATTATCTTACTTTATATCGCCGCTATTTTAACTATATGGTCAATGATCCAATATTTACAAGTAGCAAAAGGAAGCTTGCTAGATAATATTCAATTATAAATTTAAATAAAACACAGTTATTTTTTATGATAACCATCTATATTTGAGTTATTTTTAATCAAATAAAATATTTTTTATTTTTTTTCGTTTGACAGCAATATATAAATCCGTAAAATACGCCCCGTTGTCACGCAGCAGTGCTGATTAGTGATAAATGCGGGAATAGCTCAGTTGGTAGAGCACGACCTTGCCAAGGTCGGGGTCGCGAGTTCGAGCCTCGTTTCCCGCTCCAATTTGCCCGAGTGGTGGAATCGGTAGACACAAGGGATTTAAAATCCCTCGCCTTTCGAGGCGTGCCAGTTCAAGTCTGGCTTCGGGCACCATTTAAACATTAATCCAAAGATTTTAAAATCTACTTTAAAATCATCTAATTGGGTCGTTAGCTCAGTCGGTAGAGCAGCGGACTTTTAATCCGTTGGTCGAAGGTTCGAATCCTTCACGACCCACCAATAATATTCAACTGGCGACAAAGTGGCGATTATAAACATCTAGTTTTTATCTTTACTTTTAAACCTATCTTTAAACAATGGCGATAACCGCCAGTGAATTAACTGAAATCAATTACTCTCATATTTCACACGGAAAATTTAAAAACAATCTAAAAATCATTAGGTTATCTTGTTATTTCTACTATTAATGATCTGTTTTAAGTGAAAAATGATGAAAAAGATTGAAATTTTTACAGTTAAGATCTCTATTCAGTTGCATTAATGATCTCTTTTACTTCAATAAGTTAGATTAATTTTTACTTTGAAATCTAACTGAAAAAACACAAATTTTTAACGTAAATTCGGCGGGGGAGGAAGCGCAAATTACGTGACGTTGAATTTTCCGTGGAAAAATTCCGTGATATTCTTTTAATATGCTTTACTTATAAAATCTATATATTAAACAATGACTTATGTTTTACTTATGAAATTTATAATAATGACTTATGTTTTACTTATGAAATTTATAATAATGACTTATGTTTTACGTGAAACAAATAGAATGGTTTGAAGAGGTAAAATGCATAACGATATTACAAGGTTTTTTGCCTATACCACAAAATGGCACAAGGTTCTGACAATGACCAAAAAGAAAGCCGCAACATTGTGCGGCTTTGGTTTTATATGAATTGCGGTTGTTACTCAATAATAGGCGTGAGTTTACCTTTGATTGTTTTTGCTGTGCTTGCCTGCTGGTTGAATGTACTTGCTTGATCTGGCGGAGGTGAACCTCTATGCGTATGTGATGACACTGCGCTCGCGACCTCTCCCAACAGTTGAATGGTATGTTCCAATAGTCTGAAAATATTCTGACTTTCAGATCCCATATAATTCAATGGTGCCACCAATTTATTCTTTTCGTCTGAAACACGTTGAGCCAATCCGACTATTTTTTCTTGTAGAGTTCCGCCTGTGCCTACGGTGCGATTACTTGCTGTCGTGTCATTAATGCTACCCAACACGCTAACAGTTTTATTTCCACCTATAGTTTGCGTACTATCTGAATCTACCGTTTTTGTTGATGTACCAATTTGTTTTACTTCACTATCTGTTTCGATGTGTCGTTCAAAGGATTTATCTGTAATCTTCTGATCGGTTTCGCGAATCTTATTACCTGCTGCATCGGTGCGTTCATACACTTCTGGGCGTTGCTGTTTGAGTTGTTCTCCAGGTGCAACACTCGGTACTGTTTTTCCTTGTGCTAACAAGGTGCGTACAAAAGGCTGATCGCTTCGCCCGTAAGCAAAACCTACTTCAACCATTGTGCCCACTTCAGGAAAAGCAAAATCTCCGCCTTGTGAGCCTGTGCTTGTTACTGGCAAAGGCACAGCTGGATAAACTGGCACCGTTTTATCCTCGTTTCCGTTTTCATCGAGTAGTTGCAACTCGACAGCATATTTTGGTCGGAACGGATCGGAAATATCACCGCCACTAGATGGATCTGCAACGCCAACGACTTTCGCATACTTCGGCAAATGATAACCGCCCGCCAATTCGGGGAATGTTTTTTCCATTTGTCGGCGTTCTGGGCTTTTTTGTTCTGGCTTACCGTCTTTACCTAGGTTTTCCCACGACAGCACATAATCATCGCCATGCAATTCCACTTTCTGAATTTTATTGCCATTAATGATTGCACCAGGTCGAATAGCGGCGGTGATAGGAATTGTCATATCATTGCTGCCACTTGTTAATGTCATGCTTTCGTCAAACTCAATATTCTTGCCTGCCCAGCGTGAATCTTTATGCGAACCAACAAACAAAGAACCGTCTGGCGATTGTTGCCACATATAATCAGGGATTTGATATTGTCGCCCAATATTGGCTAAAAGCTGATAACCACTGCCATTATGAGTGAATAACGAAATCGGCGTATCCGCATAATCTGCTTGCGGTACTTTTACTGGGATTTTTGTTTGGCTTGTCATCCAAGCGCACAAATCACGCAGGGTTATGTGTCTGTGAGAACAGTTTAAAGGCTTTTCAAACACAGCCACTTTTTCGCGAATAAATAATTTTTTATAGCCGTTTTCCGCACTTTGTTCACGCTCAACAATACCGTCAAACCATTTGTAATAGTGATCGTATTCGCCCATCTCAAATACAGCACTTTTACCTACACAGTCTTTTTCGGTACGCACAGTCACAAATCCGCGCCCAGTATTATTGAGTTCCAAAATAATCATTTCATCGGCAAGTTCTAATTCTTCGCCGTCAATAAGGCACGTTTTAATTATTTTCATCCGTCAATACCTTCGAAAAAATCATCAATATCTTTTGCGATGCCTTTTCTTTCGTCTTTCTGTTCTTCTAATTTCCCCGAATTTTCACCCGCACTTTTTGCTACTGGGGCGTTTTCGCCTTGTGCTTTTGCTTTTGGTTTTTGTCTGCGTTGGTCTTTTTTCTCGGCAACGGAATTGACTTCACGCAACCTAAATGAAATCGACCACCCCAACTGCCCATTTTGCTCAGTTGCTGATACCTCTCCACTAAATTGAACTTCGCGCATATTCACGGCTTCAGCCACAGTACAAGATACCCGATATTTTGTTTGCTCGCCTTTGCCCGTTTCGGCTTCAGCTAAATTGAAAAGCTGCGTCAGCCACTCTTTCCTGTTGTATGGAATAAACCCCGTTACGCTTAACTCTTTGGCTTTTACGCCTTTATCTGATTTTTTGGTACTTGATTTTTGACCGCTCATGTCTTTTTCTTCACGTTTGACCGAAACCGACATTAAAATATTGTTTAAATAAATTGGCGTGCCATTTAGTGCAAGTTGTACACTTGGATTACGTTTCTGCATTTTGCAACATTCCTCTAATATTGGTTAAATCTGAGCCAATAAACATTACGCAAGCGGTAAATACATTACTGGATTTTGGCACATTCACTTTCATTTTACTTTCTGCGATTTCAAGATAATCCGAAACAACAAAAGCATAGATATTCGCTGAGGTATTCAACATTTTTTCTACTTTTTCGTTATTGGCTTTATCGCGCGCTTTTTTAGCCGCCTTTAACGCTTCAATCGCCGACATAGGATCTTTCGTTTGCGCCGCAACCGCTGCAGATGTTGCATTGCGCAAAATGCTTTGCATCGTGCGGGCGGAACCTGGCGTAATATCTGCACTATTGGAAAATGATGGGCTTGCCATGGTTGGCGTTTTAATCATTTTTGTTTCTTGCAAATTTTTACTGGATTTTGCATAGTCTAATGCCTGCTTAAATGTTGGCTCTGGCAATAGCTCACGCACGTTTTCCAACTCTGCAATAAACTGATCAATGTTGCTACTTGTCACCATAATGACCACGACATCCTGCACACCTTTAGGGCGATTTGGATCGGCATAATCGACCAACTTTGCCGCCAGTGCTTTCACAGCATTTTCGGGTGACAAATAGTGATTGGATTTTTCTTTAATACCGTGCGACCAATTATGCACGCCTAATTTAGTGCCACTGACAGATAGCGAAAAAGGGGAAAGAATCCCCTTTTGTGCGTTTTGTAATGTTGTTTTTGCCTGTGGGGATAATTTTAGTTTTTGTTGTTTCCACATATTAAACATCACCTAAAATTCATTAGTTTTAAAACCTTCTGGATATTGTTTGCGATTTAATTCACTTTCATAAGCTGTTTTGCAGTGATTGCGGTCAAAGAAAATACCGTTGATGACAGGATACAACACCTGCCAACGTTTTTTCGGGTTTTCCGCTAACATTGCCCCTCGATAAGTGCGACTGGAAAGGGTTTCATCTGCTGCGCCCCCTGTGAGGGCGTTAAACAGTTGGTCTATGGCGATAATCACGTGATAGCCATAGCGTGTTAATTTGTGTTTAATTGCCATTGTTCAATCTCCTGTTCAAGTGCGGTTAATTCTTCGGGGGTTTTTAACGCCAGTAAGCGGTCTTCAAAGGCTTGACGTTGTCCAATAATGATGCCAATCACGACGGCAAACTGGGCGGATTTTTCAATCACTTTACTAATTAGCGCTTCGAGCGGCACACCACGATTTTGGGCGATTTGTGAAAGCATCGGTGTCAGTGTGTTGTGGTCGGCTTGCCATGCGAGAGCCTCTTTTTCTTGGCGGTAAAAACTTTCAATTTCCGTCTGTGGATAGCCTGCCAGTAACCCATTTTTAAGCTGGTCGGCTTTGTCTGCTAATTTATTAAGTAAGCTTTCTTTTTGTTGTGCAAAAAGTGCGGTTTGTTTTTCAGCTGAAATTTCCCACGTGAGTGTGTCAAGATTTAACTGGTGTGCTGCGCTAGGTTGCTGGTCAATTAAGATAGGATTGCCCGCTTTATCTACAATGATTTGCTTACCTTGAGATTGTCCGATTAATAATTGCTGATAATACTCATCAGTAATATTAATAGCACCCTCAGGAATTAAATTTACACCTTGTACTAAGAACCCATTTGTTTTTTTATCGTAGTAATACATAAGCTTTCTCCGTTAAAATCCTAATGCAAAATACATACTGTCATTGCGTTGGCTAATTACATAGAACCCACTATTTGTCATACGTTGTCGATTTTCTACTGTTGTGCTATACGACCACGCATTCGTAAATTCTGTAAGCCCCACAAAAAGTACCTTATTAGGAAAAGTGATTGGGAATGTAACAAGGCGTTGTTCGTTGGATACAAAGCCATGTCCTTTGTTAAATTTCCCCCATTGTAAAATCATCCCATTTGGCAATTTACACCATCCTGTTTCGGCTAGATTTTGACTAAATCCTTGGGTAATGGATTGTGTAACGATTTCTCTTACAGACTGATTAAAATCCGTAATCTGGCTCACGGTATGGGTATGATTACGGTCTGCTTTATCTTGTAATCCTTGTGCTAATCGCCCTGCATCAAGTGCACCAGTATTAGTTACCTCGCCGTGGGATTTAATCCAAAAGACCACATTATCAAAACTATTAAGGGCTTTGATGCATAATTTGAGGATGAGTGATTTAGGGCGAGTTTCATCGCCACCTGTTGCCATTTGAGAGGTGTCTTTTGGGGACACAAAGCCATTATCTCCATCTGCATTGTCATAACCAAGGGTGCTCCACAAATCTGAAGACTGAGCAAATGTTGTATAATCAAAATACGAATTATTCCGTCCTTGACTTGAGTGATTAAACCAAGAATCGTAGTCTATCGGTACTCTATGCACATGTCGTTTTAACTCATCCTCTTGTATTTGCCCCACAGACAAGCCATTCCCCGCATTACGCAAAAATCTATCTGTGGCTTTGGGTACGCTATCAATAGAGCCATATTTACCGACTAAGTGACGATATAACTCAGGGTAACGTTGCTCGGTAACTTGTGTGGCAATCTCATCAAAGGCAATCCACCCAGCGGGGATATTATCCACGGCAAAATAAGCTGTCATGCCCACATCGCTACGGGTTAAGTCAGGGAGTTTGTTGCTACCCAACACCCGATACAAATCAGGAAAGGTTTGTTGGCTGAATGTTGAACCATCAGCACGTAAAAAACCAACAGGATTAGTTACTGCACGGGGAAATGACACCACCGCACCAATAGGGATGCCATCGGTATTAAGTTTTTTCCAAGCCGACCAACTGTCAGTCTGATAACTTGTTTGATGTCGCTCATACATATCTGTGCTGTACGCCACATAAGCGAACTGACGGCACCAAGAGCTATCGCCACCCGCAATCACTTGGATGTGACAACTCGTTGATACGGGCAGATTTCGCGAACGTCTTGCTTGCGTAATCGCATAAATACCATCGGTTTTAAGGGTGTTAATATCGCCAACAAAAGGTTCAACTTTAAAATTCCGAATGCCATAGCCTGCTAAGGTTGTGGCGGGGGATTGTTTGCTATTTGCGAGGTCATAAGCCGTTTTAACCGCGGCACTGGTTGCGACGGTGTCTGCACTATTACTATTTACTGCAGAGGATTTTTTGCTGTTTGGAATATAATTTCCCAAATTACGCGTAATTGCATCAATTAATGCTTTTAAGCCTTTAATTGCTTTCGGCGTTGCAGCCATATCTTCGGCATCTGAATCATAGCCTGAAAATAATTTTACAATCCCCTTCTTAACTAAACTTGCGATAGGTAATTTGTGCGTATGACCCAGTTTATCTTGGGTGTTTTCGGTTGTGTCATCTAATGTGAGCGGATTCATACCCAAAAACGGCGAAAGCAAGCGGCGATCTGTCACATTGCCTTGGCTGTCAATATCCGCCAGAATTTGTACATAATGTTGGTGGTTTGCAGTATCTACATAATCCGCTTTTGATTGCGTGAGATACTTAATTTCGGTTTGATATTCGCCCGTTACGGTGCAATGATGCACCACATCCGCATAAATAGAACAAGGCAAGCTATTAGCAGTAAGATGATGCTCTGTGCCTAAATCCATACGAACGCCTTCAACATAAGCATTGCCTGGTTGAATCGTAAATTGATTGCCTGTTTTACGTTTAACCAGAAAACTATCATCGAAAAATACTGCTCTGCCATACAGATCACGATTGGTTAAACGAATTTTTTCATCAAGTCCATGTAGTCGCACAGTAAAATCAATTTGCCAAGTGTTCGCATTGACATTAATGCCCGTTAGAGCTTTTGCGCCACTAAATTCTAAAAGCATATTGCGCGTAATACTGTTGCCTTGCACAGCATTTTTATTTCGGATTTTTTTCACTGTATCCGTTTGCACCGCAACAGCTAAAAGATTTTTAGAACGATTAATCAAACCAATAAAATTGAAATCAAAATCGCCGACTTCAGTACCAATCGTCACAGAATACACAACGGCATTTTCATTAATCACGCCACTTTGCGATACGGCTTGGCGATGTACAATTTGTGCCGATGTCGGCATAGTGAGATGTTGTGCAAGATTGTTCTCGTTTAACCCTGGAATATTGGCGAAAATAAATTCATCAAACTGTACTGTGCCACGTGCAATAGTTTGTTCTGCAACGTAGCGTTCAAATTGTGGCGTAATTAAACTAGCCATAAATAAACCTCTTATTATTGTTGTTATTATCAGTTTACTTTCACATAAAAACTTTGGTGATCATGGTTAAATTCGCCGTGATAAATACTCACAGTTTCTTTAGTGATCACTTCAAAGGTATAACGCCGACAAGTGCGGCCATATTTTCGAATGATTAAATTGAGTAATTCTGTTTTCTTTGCTAATTGTGAATCACTGATTCGAATTTTGATAACATCCCAATTTTCTCTGTCAAAACGTTCTTCAATTTCTACGTAGCCAATGCCTAAGCGTTCAAAAATGCGGATAAAGCCCGCTTTACTGCCCGCATCTTTCGCATTTAAAAAGGCATATTTCACACGCTTGCGGAAGAGCTCTAACGGCTCTCCCTCAAATCGTTCTACGTCGCGTTGATAGGCGATTAAATTTAAAATGCGTTCACTGCAGTGTTCTTCATCTAAAATATTGAAGGGAAATTTGACCGCACTTAACACATAATCCCACCATTTTCCGAATAGCACAGCGATTTTGCTTAATTCGCCTTTATCCATCCAAAAGGGCAATTTTATTTTCATTTTTGCCCCTTACTTTTGGACTGTGACGGATAATTGCTGAATGCGTGGAATAGATAACTCGCTTTGAATGTCGCTTTGCCCCCACACAATAGATGCGATTTCATTGATGTTGTCGTGAATTTCCTCGCCCAATTTCGACCAACTAAAACGGCTAAAAGGGTAAGTCCTTGTTACGCCATAATTATTATTTTCGCGAAATGCGCAGCGGATCATATTTTCCACTTGTTGCACGATTTCTTGTTTACGCACATCGCCGACAAAAATAGATGGCTGGAAGTAAATGGCGCACGTTAAATTGTGTTTAGTTTCTGGCATGGCGTAGCAAATTAAATCGTCACCGTGTCCATGAAAACCCTCGTCACGCACATGGCGATTGACTTTATCAATAAACGGCTGACTGGTTACACCCGTGTCCAATAACAAATAAGCGTTTGCCGTACCTGGCCCACGTGGCGCATCGTGTTTAAAATAAATTCTGTCCACCGATAAGGCGGCGACTTTCGCAATCATGCCTTTGTAAACACTGTCAATATGATGCTGTCCAACGCTGGAAAACTGTGTACGATAGCGTTCTCGTAACTCGTCATTTGTTTCACGATCTGCGCCTGGTGAGGTGAGCCAATTTTCTAAATTTTCTACCGCACTTATTCCCGCAATAGATTCTGGCAAAATACGGTAATAACCTGCCGCTAAATTGTAATTTGCGCCAGCCTGCTCTGCGATTACTGGCACAGGCGCGCACAACACACTTTTAGGAATAATGGTTTCTTGCGTGACAATCAAACGGAAAATCACATCATTAATACGCTCTGTCTGAATCACTGTGCCCGCTTTAATTGTCAGATCGGTTACATCGCTTTCTTTTGTAAAATGCACGACGCCTTCTGCTTTTGTTGCGGCTTTAAAATCTAAGCCCACTGCCCAGGCTTGAATTTGTAACCAACTGTCTTTTGCCGTTTTTACAAATAAATTCGGCAGAATTTCAGCAATTAAATGATCGGTTAGCCACTTCACAGGCTTAACCGCAATGGCAGTGATTAATCGCCAGAATGGACTCATTCGGCTTGTATTAGTGATTAACCCTTCTTTTTCGGTTAAGCGTTCAAATTCTTGTCGGATTTGCGTTTCTTCTGTGGGCAATCCACTTTCAGCTAACATTTGTTTAAAATTTTCACTCATTTAAACGTAACTCCAATTCATCAAGTCGCCCAAATTCATAAGTTTCAGCGGTAATAAATAACTGCCCTAAACGTTCTTCGCTAATGGAAACAGTACCTGGAATCAAGCGCACATCTTCTTCAACCAATAACACCATTTGCAAAATAATATCGCGGCGTAAAATGCGCGAACGCTCTGCGATAAGTTGTGTCGCCAATCCACTTTCTAAAATGGCGTGTTTAATATCTTGCGCAATAGATATTCGGTTATCGCAAATTAACGGCTGATTGCCGCTATCTAGCGTAATGTCTTCGCCCGTAATCAGTAAATCAAGGTAAAGTTTTTCCATTTATCACCCTGCCGCTAACTGTTCTTTATTGCGCAATTTCTGCCAAATTTCTTCACTGTTGTTACTATTGATAGTGACACCACCATAATTTACGGTGCGTTGTTCTGTGCGGTTTTGTGTCAATGTTTTTGTCACAGAACCTTGAGGCATCGAATTTAATTGTGGTTGTAAACTATCGCTTAAACTGAAATTTGAACCGTCTGATACCCCCGTAGCTAGCGCGGGGCTTAATGCTTGTGCGGTAGGGTTATCTTTCCACTCTGGAATTAACGGAATATTAATGCCAGGTAATGAGTTTGCTTTTTCAATAATAAAATTCAGCATTTTGACAAAAGCATTCACAATACCTTGGAAAGCATTTAAAAAGATATTTCCTAATGCATCACCAATTTTTAGAAAACTATCAATCGGTGCGCTACTATCCCATAGGGTTAGCACGGCTTGCCAACCATCTATAATGCTATTCACCACAATAGAAAACACATCTGCAACAAAATTAAATGCCTGTGCGACCAATTCAACTGCATCAAGCACCGTGTTAAACACAACGCCCAGTGCATAACCAAGATCAATACCGAATTGTTGAAAACTATAAGCTGAATCAGAAGCACCGCCAAATAAGCCAATAATACGCCCAATAGTTGCGCCGATTTTTTGCAATGCTCCCCACACTAAAGAAAACGCATTAAATAATGGGTCAAGAGATACACTCGCAGCTTTAAAACCTTGGATAAATCCACTAATAAATTGCATAAATTCATCACGGAATTTATAAATAAAAATTCCCAATCCCACAATTGCTGCAGTAACCAACATAATAGGACTTGCAAGAAAAGAGAACTCCACACCAATAGCTGATATAATGCCACTCATTAAAGTCAATGCAGCAGTTAAACCTGTAAAGCCTATCAATGCCCCCACAGCATAACCAATCCAGCGTGCAATATTTTTATAGGTTTTGAGCCAATCAATAAATTTTTGTCCTAGATCTGCCACCTTGTGCATAATAGGATCAAGTTTTTTCAATATTTCGCCGCCGATTGCTGTTTTGACACCCGTTATAATTTGACTAAGGCGCGACCAAGGATCAACCATTGAACGAGCCATTTGTGCCAAGGCTTTTGTGTCGCTGACTTTTGCAATATCGGCGATGTTATTTTTTAATTCTTTCGTTTTCGGCAAGAGTAATTTAATTAAATCGACTGCTTGATCACTGCCAAAGGCTTTTTTCAGTTTTGCTGCTTGTGCGACATCTAAGGTATCGCCAAATTTACCTTTAATTTTGTTAAGAATGGTTACCATATCTAGCATATCGCCATTGGTATCAACAAAACTTAAGCCTAATTCTTTTTGCGCACCACTCACGCCAGCTAAAAAGGCTTTGTATTTTGTCCCTGCTTCGCTTCCGCTCATTGTGGCTTGTAAGTTACCTAACACGCCAAATTGCTCTGCCACATCAATTTTTGCGGCTTTTGCGGCTGCGCCTAACGAGGTAAATGCCGCACTCATCCCATCGCCTGAGGTTTTAAACATTTTCACCGCAAGGGCAGTCTGCCCTGCAATTTTGTTTACCCAATTTGCATTTCCTAGTTTGGCAGCATCTTCAGCAAAAATACCGTACATGGTGCCCATATAATTGGTAATGGTCGCTGCGCTGGCTTTTGTGCCCTTGGCTAATAAATTTGAGGTTTGGGTAAATTCGGCTAATTCGTTACCATTTAGCCCTGCAATCGCTGATTGAATATCGTAAGAAGATCGCACAAAATCCACCGCACTTTCGCCGTATTGACTGGAAAAATTAAGGGCAGTTTTGCTTAGTTTCTCTAACGCATCATCGGCAACCCCAAGGGAGTGAACTTCGCCTAAGGCACGATTTAACTCAATGGCAGGATCTAGCGCACTTTTTAAGGCAAAGCCTGCACCAACAATACCTGCCACACCCAGCCCGATTTTTTTCATTGCTGCTTCGCCACGTTTGCCCAAATCATCAATAGACTTCATGACCCCTTTAAGCGGTGCTGAAATCTGATCGGTTAAGCTGATGATATATTCAAGCCCTTGTGCTGCTGACATAATGAAATCCTAAAAGACTTTGGCAATACCGCTTGCAACGGCGTTTGCCTGTTGTTCAAAATACTGTTTGTGTAACCATATTGCGCGCGCTAAATTGTAGTCGCTGTTATCGGCGTGTGGTAAATAGTGCATACGTAGCGCAATGGCTTGTGATAACCCGTTGCGCTCGATACTTGCCACACGCTCCGTTAGTTTTTTACGGTAATTTGAATTTCTGGCACAAACACTTCATTTACTTTCGCTGCTAGCTGTGCCGCCAGTGTTGGCACGTGAATAATTTCAAGCAATGCCTCTTTTTGTTCGCGCGCAACAATCGCCAACAAATAATCTTTGATTGGCGTCACTTTATTGTTACTTTCAATGTCATTTAACATTTGATCGTAAGCCGCGTTATCTCGAATAAAGGTAAAATCAACGCCTGCAACATTTAATGTGACGGAATCTTTAAGGTTTCCAGTCAGTTTTTCTAACAAGGATTGCGCTTGTGTTTTTTCCATTTTTAGTTTTCCTTTTGGTTTTGGTTGTTGAAATCTGTTATGCACTTGTTTATGGAGGCATACGCTGTAGTGCAAATATCAAGGCGATCTAACGCCTTATTTAAACTCTCTGCTAAATCGCCGTTAGTGCGAATATTCACGCTTAATGCTCTGCATTCGGTGGTTTGTGGGCAAATCAACCGAATATTATTTGGCTTGGGTGCGGTGGTTGAGCACGCCAGCAACATCGTTAGGCACGCGGCCATAAGTCCAATTTTTATTTTCTGCATTGTTTAGCACGTCCTTTAGTTGTTGGCTGCGTTGTTCGGCTTTTTTGTTTGCTTGGTTGAGTTGAGAAGTCAATTTTGCATTTTGTGTTTCATACCGTTGCAACATCACTTTATTTTGTTTGATGGTTTGTTCACTTTGTTTAAGTAAAAGTGCGGTGGTTTCTGCTTGCTTTTTATAGTGCAAGGTAGAACCAATACAACCCACAAACACCATCAAAAATACACCGATAAATAAGGCTTTAAATTCCATTATTCCCCCAAACATAGGGCTTTTTCTTTTGCTCTGCGGTTTTGTAAGCCTTTTAGCACACGTCCGCCTGATTTGTTAAAATCTTCAATACGATTACACATTAATATCCAGTGTTCCGCTTGTGCTGCACGATAAAGCGTGGTTGTGACAGGTTTGCCTTGCGTTTTGCTGTAATAGGTTCTGATGTTGCTACAGCCTACGTTAAAGGCTAAAGACACCATAGCGTCATATTGCCCTTGATTCATCTTTTCGCCGTTGAAATAGGTGTTAATGCAATTTTCCGCTTCTTTGATATTTCGACGTAAATCGGTTGCTACTTCATCAATGGTTAAAATCTTGCTTTTATCTACGTTATGGGTGTTTCCAACCCCATTTGTCCACACATCAGAGGGGCACTTATAGGGATTACGCACGCAACCTTCTAAATTCACAATCATTGACACCGCTTTTGGGCTGACTTGATTTTGTTGTTGCGCTGGTAAGCCTTTCTGCTGGGCAAAAAAAGCGGCTGCGACAGCTGCGGCTGAACATAAAATCATTGCACCAAATTTTTTACTCATCTATTGCTATTCCTAATTTTTTTGCTTCAATTTTTGCCGCTAACATTTTGTAGGCTAATTCATCTTTGCGTGCTTGTACGTCTTCTTTGTATTTTCGGTAAGCGATCCACACTGAAACCGCACCAAATAAAATACCGAATAATGATGCCCATTCATGCAAGCTATATCCTGAAATAAGCGCAGTGAGTGAGCCAATAAACGGAATTGTGCTATCTATTTTGCTATTCATAAAATTTCCTTAAAACATTTAGGAAACTGACCGCACTTGCTTGTTTATTATTGTTATACGTCAGCACAGTCAGCCCCTAAATTCACTTAGCCGAGAAGATCGCGTGTATCTTCATCAGATAAATACGATACCCCGTTAATACGTACAAAATCTGGGCTTGTTACAAAATATTTTAATTTTTTCGTGGATTTCGCCCCGCCCTTAGGGTCGATATTTAACACATCCGTTAAAATAATCTTATTACCAAAGGTTTCCACTTTGTCGCGAATCCCACCACGTTGTGCAAAGAAGGTAAAATCCGTTTCGGGTAAACTGCGATAACTTCCTGCTGCGGCGGCTGCAGCTGATAATTTTGAGAAATTTTTTGCATCTAATTCAATTTCGCCTTCTGCTGCCACATCACCGCTTACCCAACCATCTGGAATTCCACGTGTTTGTGCAACGGTACTATTATCTGTAATGGATAAACTGATAGACTCTGCATGAATAGGCAACCCGAATAAATAGAAGTCAAAACTCATTCCACTAATACGTTCCATTGTTTACTCTCCTAAGCTGTCTAAATCTAAGAAAATATTTGCCGTAATCTCTTTCGGGCAATCGTAAGGGCGAACCTTGATGTAAATGGTTACCTTGGTTTTGCTTTGCCATACAATCGTGATGGCATCATCTTTCGGTGGCATACATTCGCCTGGGAAATCCTTGCCGTTAATGGTTGCGGATTTGCTCATATCACGAAGCGGTTTAGCGAAATAATTTTTGTGATATTCCGTACTTGATGTTGTGGAGTTAAAAGATCGATCTGCAATTTTCGCTATTGCTAATAAACGCACTTTACGCGCCACTTTATCCACTACACGCACGTTCTCTATCACTTGATAATCGCCCCCTTCTACATCTAACGTACGACCGTCCGCCCAGTAATAGCCGTCATAGTCGGGATACCACATAGGCACGGAATAACGGGCTGTTTCAAGGGATTTTAAATGCGCAAGAGTAAGCTCGTTACCGTCTTTATCCAGCGGTTTATTGGCACTGCCTAAGCTCACTAACGCGCCTGTTTGTACTCGTGCAGGGCTGTCTGCCACGGTAACGGCACGATTTGCTAATCGCCCTGCCAATACGCCTGTTTCATTGCCAAATAATAAAGGCACTAAGCAAACGTGGTCGGCGACAATGGTTTGTTGCAAAGTGGTAAGTTTCTGTACATATTGATCCCATGTTTCGCCGTCAGATTGATCATGATTAATACCTTGTACAGCTTGGATAAAGAAAGTGCGACGACCGAATTTAGCAAGTAGTTCTGTATAGCATTCTTGCAATTTACCAATACTTGCTTTATCTACGCCTAAATATCTGGTATTGACACAATATTCAAAAGAGGCGGTTTGATTGGCTTTTTTCACACATTCGACAAAGTCATAGCCGTCTTCTTGTGCGATATACACGTGTGCGAACCAGTTTTGACCCGCATTAAGCATTGCCGCACGCACTTGTTTTTTTAAGTCGGTATCGGTTTCGCCAAATACTTTGTCAAAATCAGAATCGGGCGTTAATGCCAATAACTTTCCTTGATTAGTGGTGCCTATGCCAACAAATAATGCGTGGCGTTCAATTTCCTTGGTTTCGCCACTTAACTGATTAAGGGCGTTAATTTGTACAGATGGGAACATTCTTTACTGTCCTCTTATGGTTGTGATAAAAAATTTATTTTTTAGAAAACTTCTTGTATTCAATCCAAGCACGGATAATTTCAGGCGAACGCCACACTGCAATAGCAATCAGTAATAATGCAAAGAGTAAATAAGCGTTGTTCATCGTGGAAATCTCCTTGATTAGTTGGATAAATTGAATATAATCATTCATATTAATTAACTCCTTATTGGTTAATGGTTTGTAAGGGGTTTACAACCTCGAATCATTGCAGTGATTCGGGGTTATTTTTTTGTCTTTCTATGGCTGTAAGTGATAGCCTGCTTTTTCAAAGCCTTTCAATAATTCTTCGGTAATAATGTCGGCGTTTCGTTTTGGGTTTTCATCTAAAAATTCACGCTTCGGCATTTTGTAAGAAACTAAACCTTGCGGTTGGTTGATCTCTTTTTGTTTTTCCATCATTCGTATAATTAAACCTGCTTGTCCGCGTGACATGGTTTGTTGAATGCTTTTTAAGCGCACTTTTTTATATTTTTGTTTACCTGTTTTGGTTTTCCCATTGCGCACTTGATAACCCAATTCCCTTAGCCGACGTGCTTGTTTTGGTGTCGCGGGTTTGTGATTTTGTGCCAACAATTTTTTTAAGGCTTTTTTGTCTTTTTCCGTTTGCTCAACGGGTACCTCTAAACCGTATTGGTGTATCGCACGGACTTTTGCCCAATGAGATTTTTCATAAAACAGTTTTCCATGTTCGCCTTGTTGTTCTAATTTAGAATTTAAATTGGCTCCACTTTCTTTCAGCAACTTATTTTTACGCACGCCACCTTTTAATTTTTTCTTTCTGGGTGTCCAAGTTTTACCATCTGGCGATTGTTGATGGCTCACATTTTTTTCAGCGTTCTTTTTTAATCGCCACAATACTTTTTGCATCACTTGATTACGCATTTTCGGTGTAAGGCGTAAATACAGTAATGTATGCTTTAATTTTTCTACCGTGCCAGGCTTTAGCCCCATTAAGATGCTCATTGTTCAACCGTCACCACAACATCAATATATTCAGCCGTAAAGACGTCAATATCATCTAAACGATAATTCACCCCATCAATTTTTAATTCACCGTTTTTATCTTCCATTGCGGTGAGTGGCTCACGGAAAGCGATAGTAAAGATTAAATCTGCCGTGTTATCGTCGATAATATCTAAATCAAAGGGAATTTCGCCCTCGTCCAATACATCGCGCATTGGGTCGTTTTCGTTTACCCATACTTGAATATGCGCCATTAGATAAGCGGGGGAAATTTCGTTGAATGGCAAAGCCTCAAAGTGAAATACACCGTTATAGGAAAGGTGGCACACTTCTATGCCGTTTTCGGTCACTTGTCGCCCTTCATTCAATAATTTGCCGTCTTCAATCCAACTATAAAAATTCCCGTGATAACGTTTCGGCAATTTTGTGAGTAAAAACGCCGTCAGTTGCTGATAGCGCATTTTCTTTACAGTAGCCATACCGATCCCCGTTTTTTACCTTTCAATGTACGAATAGCGTGGGTTGCTTCTGCCAATAGGCTTTTTTGCTCGGTCACGTAATCACGGTTTTGGTGAATCTCACGCCCTGAAAGGGTGTTAAATTCTGGGAGTAACTCCGCTTTGGCGCGGGCAAACACCGCTTTTTTGTACAGGGTTTCGGCGTAATTTTCGCCATTAATCAGAGAGCTTGAAATTTCTGTCACAGAATTGACCGCACTTTTACGGTAACTTTCTGCTACATCAGCTAAATCCAAATCTATCCCTTGCATTGCTGCAACTAACGCTGCCTTTACCATTTCAACAGGGATTTGCAACGGAATGGCGCGTTGCTTTTGAAACTCTTCCACATAAATATCCGACCAAAAGCCGTTATTGGTGATGACAGAGTCGTCATAATCTTGCGTTCTGCCGTTAAACATTGCCTTCCTCGCTGTTTTGGAGTGGGCGGGCAGTGAGTTTTTCAATAACAAGATCAAAATCAATTTGGCTTGGTTCCAAACTCAAGCCCGCCACTTGGGGAAGACGGTTCGGGTCGTAATCGCCCGATTTTGCCAATGCGTTTAAACGCATGACACAACGCTCAATCATATTTTTTACACCCGCTTTCTGATTGAGTTGGAAAGCTCGGTTACATAACTGAATAGCCAGTACAAGGGTTTCGGCATCATCAATACCACTAGCTTGTACTTTGCCTTGAGGACTGCGTAAAAGCAGTGCTGCCGCTAATTTGAGCCACTTCGCCGTGACAATTTCGTGCAACTTCCACTGGGTCGCCACGTTTTTAAAAGTTTGTGAAAAATAGGGCTCCACGGATTGACCGGCTGCGGCGGTTTTATCGGTCCAGTTGTAGATTTGATCGGCGACGAAATTCGGCAATGTGGTTTGCCACCCTTGCGGCATAGATTGATTTTGCTTAATTGCTTTTTCAGCCAATGACAAGGCTCGGTCAAAATCAGCAATGTCAAACAAATACACAATGCAATAAACCAAGTAATCATTCTGATAAATTGCCCCTTTATCTAAATATTCATTCACAAAGGGCAACCACTTTGGCAAAAATCGGTTGCGTTTATAGTCTAATTTTTCGGCACGTGTCTGGAATGCGTGCACGGCGTTTACGTCATTCTGTAAGGCAATTTCAAGCACGGCATAATCATTACCGTGAGTCGCAACCGCACTTTGTTGTGTATTGCTCTCTGATACTTGATTAATTTCTGCTAGTGCCTGCATTTGGCGTTGAAAATCTCGCATTCCCATTTAGTGTTAATTCCTATGCTTCACCGTTTAATTTCACTTTGGTGTGGTCGATAGCAGTCATTAAACCTAAATCTTCCACAACATAGCCTTCTTGTCGGTAGTAAGATGTCACCACACCTTTTTTATCTTCATCGTTACGTAAAGAACGACGTACACTTTCAGCCTCGGTGTACACACTTAAGTTTTTAAGCGTTGTTACTGCTGCAGCACGTGCTGGGAAGTTTGGCGGGGTAATGGCGTTCATTCCACCAAATGAGCCCATTAAGTTATGTGAACCTAATGCGGCTTTTTCCGTAGGGGTTAAGCCATGTTTTTTCTGAATGAGTTTCGTTTCTTTGCTGACTAAGTCTGCACCAACAAGGAAGACTAAGTCATTACGGTTTTGATGACGGAAATCTAATCCTTGTTTTAAGTCAAAGGCTAAATCATCAAGGTTCGCGTAATCGGCATTATCACCAAAAATGGTAATTTTGCCTGAGGATTTTGTAGATTCGGTCATAAAGTTGGCCGCACGTTGTTCTTGTAAAAGTTTCAACCAGCCTTTATTCACATCTGATAAATCCGTTTTTGTAGTGTTAGTCGCCACGCTTTGACCATTCCAGCCAATTTGCAAAATATCAAGGGCAACTTGGTTTTGGAAATATTCGCTGTAAAGTTCTACAAGACGGTCTTTGAAAATTGCGAATGAATCAAATAACGACCAATTCACTAAAATGCCGCTATCGGTTTCGGATAACTCATACCCGTTTTGAGAGTGATCTAATGTTGCAAGGTTTCGGCCTGTTTGTTTACGACCGGTTACGCCTTTTTCGGTTGCACCGAATAATTTAGTACCTTTAGTATGCGCAACTTGCACCATGTTAATTCCTTTCAAGAAATCAGAACGCTGTTGAATGTTTTCGCCCAATAATGCTGCTTCAGGTGCTTTAAGTGCAAAACTTTCTCCACGCAACACTGAATCAAGAGGTTGATTAAAGTGTTTCGCTAATGCTGCCGCTAGGGCGTAATACGCTTGTTTATTCATTGTTAGAATCCTTTTGATAAGTCGATGTTGTAACCGTTTAAGCTATAAACATTTTCGTTTTCTACTGTTGGTACACCGCTTGGCACAGTGGTTTGTTCTTGGCTTAATTCGTTGAATTTTTTATCCAACGCCTGAACCGTTGTTAAAAGTTGATTGAACTGCTCTGCTGTTACGCTTTGCGGCTGTTCATCTTTCTTTTCTTCTGGTTTGTTTTTTGGTTCTTTGGTTTCTACTTTGGCTGAAAAATGATTGTCAATTTTTGCGCCTAAACCATTCACCGCCTCAATTAGTTGCTCGAACTGTTTATCGTTCATTGCATCGTCCTCTTTATTATTGTTGTTATTGGGAGTTAGTTGTTCTTCCGTTTGGGTGGAAGATGAAAATAACTTTTTAAAAGCATTCGCTAAGGTGCGTAATGCCTTATCTTCTTCAACATCTTCTTTTGCAGAAAAATCTACTTTGATAAATTCACCGCAAACACTGCCTTTTTGTTCAACATTGAAAAATTTTAATTCTGTAGTACCTACGGATGCTGGGGAATCTGTTACACCTAAACCTGATAAGTAGGCTTTTCCGCTGTTGCGGAAATTCGGGGTAATTTCAATACTGGTGAATAAGTATTGTCCTGCACGGTTGTATTCGATTAATTCTTTATTGGGTGCGATGATGGCAAAAAGTTGAGTTTCGCCTTTTTCGTTTTCTTCGGTTTTCAGCTCGATCACTTGTCCCATATTGAACCAACGACGATGTTCTGGCCATAGATTCGCAGTGTAGTGTTCGGGATCGTAGGTTTCTGCCATTTCGTGCAATTCTTGGGCGGTGATTTGGCGGCCGTCCACGGTGTAGCCCGATGTAGCGATACAAATAAAATCAGTTTTTAGTTTTGATTTATTCATTTTAAAAATGCCTGCGTTTTCGCTTTGTTTGCGTAAGTGCGGTCATTTTTGCCGATCTTTTTTACAAAATCACTGGGCAAAATTTGGATATCTTCGGATATAGACGGATAACGTGCTATATCCGAAGATATCCAAATCTTGCCATTAAATTTTTGCGGTTTTTGTTGCCACAATACATCCACAAAACAACAGCAAGATAAAAAATGACGGAATCTAAGCTAAGAAAAAGAAAAACAAAACGCTACGATGACGAAGTGATTTATGCGGCAAAGTTTTTATATTTAAAAAAATACACGCCGAAAGAGATCGCTGAAGAATTAGGTTTAAATAGCACACGCCCGATTTACTATTGGGCGGAAAAATACAACTGGCGCAATTTAATCAGCGAAAGCGGGATTGAAGAATTAATTGCGTTACGCATTATTACGCTGACAGAACGTGAAAACAAAAGTGATCAAGAAATCAAAGAACTTGAAGCCCTGATCGATAAAGATATTCAGTATAAAAAGCAACGTGCCGCAACGGTAGCTAAAGTGACAGCAAAAAGCGCGGTCAATTCTGCCGATGTTTCCAGCAGTGATCGTTCCTTTGCCGATAGTGGCGATGGTGACGAACATAAAAAGAAAAAGCGGGTAAAAAATGATATTTCCCACGTCTCGCCCGAAATGTGCCAGCCGTTTATTGATTCGTTGTTTGATTATCAAAAACATATTCGTGCTAACAAGCACCATGATGTACGCAATATTCTGAAATCACGCCAAATTGGGGCGACCTATTATTTTAGTTTTGAAGCGTTGGAAGATGCAATTTTTAGCGGCGACAATCAAATTTTCTTATCAGCCAGTAAACGGCAAGCAGAAATCTTTAAAAATTACATTGTGAAGATGGCGAGGGAATATTTCGGTGTTGAGCTGACTGGTAACCCAATTATTTTAAGCAATGGCGCGGAACTGCATTTTTTATCGACTAACAAAAATACGTCGCAAGGTAACAGTGGCCATGTGTACGGCGATGAATATGCGTGGATTCGTGACTTTCAGCGATTCAATGATGTGGCATCAGCCATGGCAACGCATGAAAAATGGCGTGAAACCTATTTCAGTACGCCCTCTTCCAAATTCCATGAATCCTATTCTTTCTGGAGTGGCGATAACTGGCGAGATGGCGACCCTAAACGCAAAAACGTGCCATTCCCAACTTTTGCAGAATTGCGTGACGGTGGGCGACTTTGTCCCGATGGTCAGTGGCGTTATGTGGTAACCATTGAAGACGCACTAAAAGGCGGTGCGGGCACGTTATTTAACATTGAAAAACTGAAACAACGCTATAGCAAATATGCGTTCAATCAGCTTTATATGTGCGTTTGGATTGATGATGCAGATTCTATTTTTACCGTTCATCAACTTTTAAAATGTGGTGTAGATATTTCTAAATGGAAAGACTTTAACCCGAAAGCGGATCGCCCTTTTGGTGATCGTGAAGTTTGGGGCGGATTCGACCCCGCACACAGTGGCGATGGGGCAAGTTTTGTGATTATTGCTCCGCCAGCCTTACCCAGTGAGAAATATCGCGTGCTTGCACGTTATCAATGGCAGGGGCTTTCCTATGTCTATCAAGCCAATCAAATTCGCGCCCTTTATGAAAAATACAATATGACCTACATCGGCATAGATGCGACGGGTGTCGGTTATGGAGTTTATGAATTAGTGAAAGAATTTGCCCGCCGTGCCGCCACGGCGATTATTTACAACCCCGAAAGTAAAACAGGTATGGTGCTGAAAGTGCATGATTTGGTTGAGCACGGACAGATTGAATGGAGCGAAAAAGAATTGGATATTGTGCCGAGCTTTTTAATGATTAAGCACCAATCAACAAAATCTGGCAATACGATGACGTTCACTGCCGAACGTACAGTCAAAACACAACATGCCGATGTGTTTTTTGCCATTTGTAACGCCATTAATAAAAAATCCTTAAGTGATAAACCGCGCAAACGTCGTGGATGGAGTGTATTAAGTGGAAACTAATGTAAAAAAAGACAGTAAAAAAGGGATTTTTATTGCACCGATAAATGACCGCACTTTTTCCTTGAGTGAGATCACAGCCTCACCCGCATTGGATTATGTCGGTATTGGCTTTGATGAAAATTATAACTGCTATTTACCCCCAGTGAATCGTCATGCACTGGCTAAACTACCTCATCAAAATGCACAACATGGGGGAATTCTGCATAGTCGTGCCAATATGGTGAGTGCCCTCTACGAAGGCGGCAAAGCATTATCTCGTATGGATATGCGCGCACTTTGCCTTAACTTAATTCAGTTTGGTGATGTGGGGCTTTTAAAAGTGCGTAATGGGTTTGGGCAAGTGGTGCGTCTTGTGCCGTTATCTAGCCTTTATTTACGCGTGCGTAAAGATGGCGGCTATTCCTATTTAATGAAAAAATCGCTTTATGATACCGCACAAGAAATCTATCGCTATGATGCGAAAGATATTATCTTCATTAAACTTTACGACCCTATGCAACAAGTTTATGGCTCGCCCGATTATGTAGGCGGTATTCAATCGGCATTGCTAAATTCTGATGCGACAGTATTTCGCCGTCGCTATTTTAGCAATGGTGCGCATATGGGCTTTATTTTGTACTCCACAGATCCCGACTTAACCGAAGAAATGGAAGAAGAGATCGCAAGAAAGATCAGTGAATCTAAAGGCGTGGGAAATTTCCGCTCTATGTTTGTGAATATTGCGAACGGTCATCCTGACGGGTTAAAAGTGATTCCTATTGGCGACACTGGGACAAAAGATGAATTTGCGAATATCAAAAACATCTCTGCACAAGATGTGCTAACCGCACACCGATTCCCTGCAGGTTTAAGTGGTATTATTCCGACAAATACGGGCGGGCTTGGCGATCCGTTGAAATATCGTGAAGTGTATCACTATGATGAAGTAATGCCATTACAAGAGATTATTGCAGAAACAATAAATCAAGATCCAGAAATCAAAAACTTATTAAAAATCAAGTTCCGCGAACAAAATTTCGCAAAATAAATCTTTGTTTTTAACCTGTACAAAAATCCATTAATTGTTATAATTATTTGCAGTTATTTTTTGTGATGGCTTTGGGGAAAATGGCAAGAACAACAGATATTTACTGTACTGTTTGCAATTCAAAATCAGTTATCGAAAGATCTGAACGAATACACAGTGAATTTACAAGATATTATTGTGCGTGTAAAAATCCCCTGTGCGGTCACAGATTTGTCATGAATATGGAATTTAGCCACACAACACGAAGTAGCAAATTAACTAAAGATAAATTACTTGAACTAGTTTTAAGCAAACTTTCAGAAGAAGAAAAAACTAATTTAAGGAAGATATTAGATGAATAAAAAGCCGCTAGAAATAGCGGCTTTTTATTTTGAAAATTTTTTAAATTATGCTTGCGTTTATTATATAATATAATATAATCAATCACATCTAAGGCACAACGTCTTAGATACAAGAAACCCCACCTTGTTGGAACGTGGGGCTTCGAAACGGAGTTTAGGATATGTATTTCAAGCTACTCATCCTAATTATCCTTCTAGTAACGGCAATGCCGGTATTCTAGGGTAATCCATCGGGGAGTGACGGCTCCCCGATGACTCCAATCTTAAGCAAATAAATAAAAAAAGGCAAGTATTATGGCAAACTCAATGACTGAACACAGCAAAAAACTACGCGCGGAAACCGCAGCAGCACACACTAAAAAATTGCTTGAAAGTGGTGCAGTACGTCGAATTTTATTGCAGTTGCCCACTGCGGTTGCTAATGAATTTGATGCGGTACTTGCTGAATTTGGCGGTTCGCGACCACAAGCAATCAAAGCCTTGTGTGAATTTTATCGCGCCCATCAAGCCTAATCGTAGAAAATGGAAAGTCATTGACTTTCCATTTTTTATTATTTCGCTTGCCCTTTTTCTTTCATCGTATGCAATGAAACATAAGAGGATTTTAAACTGCCGTAAGGTGCTTTTGGCTCAAATAGCACCAACATTTGCGGTTTGTTGTTTTGGTCAGTTTCCTCGCCTGTTTCGTTATTGATGAAAGGAATACGAGAATTGGTGATATACACGATTTCTTTTGCATTACGCACACACATATCGAACCATTTTGTCGAACCATCTACATTAAGTAACATTACCACCGTTTTGTTATGTAACACGCTTTGCTGAATGGCGCGCAACACAAAGGGCAACGGGTTACTATAAGGCGGATTCATCCAGCAGTAACGCCCTTGCCAATCTGTTGTTAGCGTATCTTGTTCTGGGCTGATAAAGTTTTTCACTTTGGTGTTGTGCTCCATAGCGCACGCATCTAAATCAAATTTGATGTTGAAATATTGTTCCGCATAATAGAAAACCCACCAAGGTGTAGCCCATAAGTCTTTATCTGATTTTTTGGTATTGGATTTGTTCATTATTTTTACTCAAAGAATTGCTAATAACCACGAAAAAAGACCCACTACACCACCGATAAACCCTGAAGCAATCGCAAGCAGAATTAATTCAAAATAACCTGGCGTATAATGTTGTTCAAGCCGTTCTATTTCTTTTGAAAAATAGCGACAAATAAGACGATTAGTTTCGCCTTGTGTTTTTACCCAACTTGCGGTTTGTTGCGATTGCACAGCAAGATCCCAGACTTGCGCTTGTAAATTTTTCAGATCAATTTGACCGCACTTTTCCGCCCGTTTTGCCGCTAAGATTCGGCTGATTTGTTTCTGTTTTCTTTTATTCATTGCGTTTTCTCCTATTGAATACGTTGTTTTTTATGAAAATCTTTGAGCTTTTGAAGGTTTCTTGGCACAGGGGAAAGCGACGTCATCATATTTTGATTCCGTTTCACTAACTGCACATCGTTTTCGGTGAGTTCTAAGGCTGTATATTTATCTATGGTTAGCCGTTTATACTTGAATAAATAGTCTAACTTTTGTGCGCTAAGTGGTGCGCAGATCGGTTGTGTCAGTAATTTGATCTTTTGCTCAAGAATTGAGCGGTTACAGTTACTGACACAAGTCCAAGGCGCACTGCGTGCGCTATTGTTAGCGGTTGAGCTACGCTCAACCATAGATTCTGTGCGTTGTGCAAAATCTTGTGGGCGTTTTTTAATTTGCCATTTTTTGGTGCGTGAAATGACTTGTTTTAGGCTGAATCTATTCGCTAAACCAATAATGGCTTTGCGTTGTTCGCCATATTTATTAGCAGGTTTAGTTTCATAATCGAGCTTGATAGGTTGATCAGCACGTTTAGCAAGCGCACCGCCTTGAATTTCCATATAGGCGGCATAGTCATTCGCGATGCCTGCGGCGGCTTGGGCTTTATTGATAATTTCATCATCGGCTTGACCGCTGATTAATCGGCGCAATTCACGCCAAACACAAATGGATGCGCCGCCGTAGAATTGGAACTGACGAATGCCCCAACGGCTCGCCCATGCACGAACACGCAAGGCATTGTCGTGTAGGCTTAGTGTCGGGTCTTCATCTGACACTTCGCCAGCAAGGGCGAAACCGTCAATATTTTTTGCAATGTATTTCGCAATGTAAGCCGTTGCGCTGCCTTTTGTTTTATCGCATTCTTCCACTTTGCAGCGGTGTTCTTCTGCGCCTTTTTCATTGCCGTCTAACTCTAAGGCTTTTTGTTTAAATAAGCGGATGACTTCTTCTTTATGTTCTGCTGGCACATAAGCTAGCGCATGCCAGTGTGGCGTGCCGTCTTTGTGCGGCTCTGCCACTCGCATACCATAAAATTTAATATCACGTTTCGACAATAACGCACGGAATTGTTGCCACACTTTGTTTAGATAGTTTTGCGTATCTCGTGGATTCACCCCCGACCATTTTTTATTGCCGTTTCCTGCGTGGAATGATGATGGGGCAGTGAGGGTTAAAAATAAGGCTTCATTGTTGTTTTCTTCTGCCCATTCTTCCAAGCCACGCAAGCGCACCATCATTTCATTTCTGCGTAATGCTGGGTTGGAGGATGATTTTAAGAACATATCGAAAAGCTCGACCTGTTCTTCTGGGTTGTCGATGTTCTCAATAATCATCGCCCGCAAGTAATCGTGATTCTTGCGTTGTTGAAGTTGCCATTCCTGGAAACTTTGATTGGAAATATAACTGGCGGCATTGGCGCGCACCTCGCCACAGGCAATAGCGATATGCTCGACCATACGTTTTTGTATGTCTCGCATTTGCTTAAACCACCATTTTTCGCACGTCAAGCGAATTAAAGTGCTATCAATATGTTCGGACCTGATGCGTTTGTCATTTTCTATTTTTTCCCAGTGAGGGATTTTGAAACCCGTAGAAAGGGCGATTTCGCCACACCATTTATAGAGCTGATAGAAATAGCCTTGAATGTCGCCCTCGTTGTCGTGTTCAATGCCATTTTTTAAAAAGTGGGAACAATCACATTGAAATCGAATAAATGACGTTGCCATTTCATACGCCATTTTTTTCAATTTGCTTTCGGTGATTAAATAGAAAGGTAGTTGTTTTTGCTTTTGCTGGATACCGAACACTTGAAAATGGAATCCGCTGTAATGCAACTCATTGTAGTGTTTTGCTAGTTCTTCACGGGTTGGCAGGGCGGAGAACTGCACGGCTTGGTGCATTTCATCTTTAACGGATAGTAACCATTGCGGAGTGTTGATGAACGCTTGCAAAAAATCTACGTTCACGTTGTATTGTGAAAAGACTTTTTGTAAACGCACATCTAAGATATCGCGTAAATAATCATTAGCGTATCGGCGTTGTTTATTGCCGAGGGCAAATGCAATCGAGCCATCGTCTTTTACAGAACGATAGGCTTTAAGATAAAGTTTACGGAAATATTCACGCTGACGTTGGCGTGGGAGGTTTTCAAGTTTTTGTTCGATAAACTCAAAATCAACAGGGTTTGTGGCGAATAATTCTAGCTGTAGTGGCGTATAGCAGCTTTCATCAAAAGGCAGTAAAGTGCGGTCAAATTTATGCCCATTTTCTGCGGATTGATGACGTTCACAGGCAACCACTGCCATGTGTGCATTTTTGGCAGTGAGGTTGTTGTTGCGTTGTTGTTCCCACATTGATTGCATAGCTAATCTTCCCACATCCCAGCTATCGACCCTAATGCGCTTAAACGATCACATTTGCCGTCTTTTGCCCAACGGCATTCTTCAAATCGTTGATGTTCCTGATTGTCATAAAATGAACGGATCGAATAGGCATATCCGCCAATCAGTGGGTATGGTTCATTAATAGCAAGCAAGCTCACATCCGCAAAAATATAAGCTTTAAAACCGTTGTTAAGACGGACTGGCGCACCTTGTAATGCTTGCTCTAGATTAAATTCAGTCATAAATATTTACTTTGTATGAATTAAATTAATAGATATGGATAAAAAAGGGTTTATGCCTGCGCATAAGTGGCTTGAATTTCGGCAATGCGTGTTACTTCGCTGTGAATGGCATGTAGCACGTTGCGTATATCTTCAAGGGTTTCCACTTTCTCATTCATCAATTCACAGTAAATCAGCTTATCTACCAAGGAAGGCAAATCTTTACAGACTGCGCCGCCTTTGCGCTGATAAGTGCCGTTTTCATTGAGTTCAATTTTGTACAGGATATAAACGTGGTTTTCGTTTAACTTAAGGGCATAACGTTCAGATAAATCAATAATGTGTTCTTGCATAAGAGTTTTCCTTAATGGGCAAATTTGGTGTAGTTGATCCAGTTGTCTCCAGCCGTAATATATTTGCTGAAATAATAATTTGCGGCTTTTTCATCGCCTTGGCGTTTTGCGTTGAGCCATTTTGCGTATAAATGACAGGCTTCTTTGTGCCAGCGATCAGCATATTTTTTAATAATGGTTCGGTTTTTCGTTGCCATTATTTCCCCCTTGTGTGTGGGTCGATATTGTAAAAATCACGACGGGTTAAAGCGCGCGGAAAAGGCGTGCGAAGTGCTGACATTGCGTGAAATGCTTTGGTTAATTTATCAATGCCTTTTTCGTTGTAATGCCATAACTTATCGCCAGTGAGACCAGGCGAGATGTAATCTTCAACGGGTTCAATATCCGCTAACGCTTTTAACATGCCTTTTTGCTCATCGGAAAGATGATTAAATGCGCGTTCAGTGGGATATTTACTCAAGCCCATTTCATGCAAGGCTTCTTCGCTATTTCTTGCTTTCGACATGGGCACACCGTTTAAACGATGCCATTTTTCTACCGCACTTTCGTTTTCAGACACATACATTGCCGCGCCCTCGCTTTTTTATTTAGCTGTTTTGTTGTATGCTTGCCCTAAATTGAATAAACGATTACTTAATTTAAGGAGTTCAGAAGATGAACGATCAGATGCAAAAAACGCTTCAAGATATGCAAACACAGCTTTATCAACTTCAGTTACAGCAGGGACTTCAAGAACGTGTAATGGGTTGTCTTTTGCGTGGGCTTGCGCGTCACCCTGATGTGATTGATGATGTAGAGAATGAGTTTCACGCGCTGATTGCTTCAGTGAAGCAAACAAATCCCGAATTGCTTGATGTTCTGCTCCCGTATATTGGGAAGTTGTCTCATCGTTATTAGCTTGTTTGCGTGGGCAGTTCTCACGCCATTTCGCAAACATCGCCGAAAGCTGCTGATGATCTTGAGTGGTATTTCGCTCGACTTCTGTCTGATACTGAAGAATAGCGAATCTTTCTTGAATTTCTTCGTTGGTTAATTTGTGTTTCTCGCAATATTCTTGAAAGAAAAACGTGAATGATGATTTAGCCATTATCTTCCCCTTATAACTAAAATCTTTTGGAAATTACTCACAATCCTTGTAAGGATTGTTCGCTGCTTCGCAGCCGTTGGCATAGCCAACGTTCAAAAAACCTTGTTTTTTGTGACCGCACTTTTGTGTGGTTTTTTATTCTTGTTTTGCCGCCTGTTTGGCAATCGCGATTAAATTCACTAACACTGAACCTCTTTCCGCTTTTTTATCTGCAATAGGCAGTTCGCCTGATGCTCTCATCTTTCGCACTTTGTCTAACGAAAGCCCAGTAAGCTCGGCATATTTCTTCAACGTGACGTAAGGCGCATGGATCTGTACATTTATACAAATTGCATTTTGGCCGTTCATTGCTTAAACTCCTCTATCTGTAAATAATGGTATATATTACCTGTGGGTCATTTGACCCCTTAAATATACTTTGGGTCGATTGACCCTGTCAATAAAAATATTAAGGTCAATTTGCTAAATGAAAGAATTTATCGGTGGCAAGGATGTTATTTCTCGCATAATGGAAGCGTATGGTTTTGCGAATAGAAAATTATTAGCTGAACATCTTGGAATGCCTCACAGTACCTTTGGCACTTGGGCTAAACGTGGTTTTTTCCCTGCAGAATTAGTGATCCGTTGCGTGAAAGAAACGGGTGCAAGATTGGATTATGTGGCCTATGGAAATGAGCCGATTTTCGATAATTCAGACGACCTGAAATATTTTCATACAATAAAGCTAGAAAGCGGAAAATCTTTCATAATGGAAAATAAACCCTTTCTTTTGCCTTACTTACCGAATTTAGACAGCCGTGAAAGTTATGACAAAGTGTTTCGTATTGATGAAGACAATCACACCTACTTTGCCACTAGCGATTACGGCAATTTAGTGGATGGCGAATACTTCGTCATCGTCGAAAACTCTCATCTTATCCGTTATATCACTGTGCTACCTGCAGGAAAAATCCGTGTAGACGGCGGCAAATTCAGTTTTGAATGTGAATTAAGTGATATTGATGTGGTGGGGAAGGTGATTCTTAAAATGGAGAAAATGTGATGAAAAAATTAATTTCAACAGTTTTAATTGCAAGTGCTTTCTTTATGGTTGCCAATATGGCAGATGCACGTGGGCGTGAGCCTTGCTCAGGTAAAAAAGGCGGCGTTTCGCATTGTTCCGGTGGCAAGTTTATTTGTAATGATGGATCGGTTTCTCGTTCTAAACAGATTTGTAGAAGATAGGTAAATAATATGCGTAAAATATTTTTGCTTGTTTTAATCCTCATTTCTTCCAACTCTATATTAGCGTTCAGCCATTCTAAAGAACTTTTTATTAGCAATTCTCTTGAATATTTTAAGAATTATGTATTGAAGAGTAATAAAAGCCATGTTTCTGGCAATGTTTTATCGGTAGATGAAATTTATTCAGACTATACAAATAATGAATTGGCAGCTAATAAAAAATATAAAGATAAAAATTTGAGAATAAAAACAACCATTAATCAGATTAAAGAAGATGCTTTTGGCAACGCCTTTATCATATCAAAAATAAAAAATTCAATGATTGGAAGTGCTCATTTTAAAGTCAATGAGAAAGATCCTAAAATTTTAGAATTATCAAAGAACGATACTGTTGATTTGATGTGTAAGTTTGATGAGTTTTCTTTAGATTCGCTTAGTTTTAATCAATGCATATTTACCGAACAATTCTTAGATAAAATCTTAAATCCCATAAAAGAAAATTTGTTAAAGGCAGATAGCCAGGATTATAAACCCCAATCACAAATGGAGGGTATGCTGTCGCTCATAGCAACTGATTTTCCCGATGATGTTCTTAATAAAGTTTGTGAAAATGATGTAAAAAACTGCAATATGGATAATATAAAGAAATCAAAATTTTACCCTAAGACTAAAAGTAAAGAATCAAATGATCTTGACGCCCACATGAAAACACTTATTGATAAATATGGTAAAGAGTGGTTTAAATCTTTACCTAAATTTCCTGAAGTTGAGTAATGGCAGTTCGCAAAGACACAAAAAACGGTAAATGGCTTGCGGAAGTTTATGTAAACGGCAAGCGGTTACGCAAATGGTTTTTAACCAAAGGCGATGCGCTACGTTTTTACAATCAAGCCAAAGAACAAACGACAAGTGCGGTTGATTCCGTACAAGTTTTGGAATCAAGCGACTTGCCCGCATTAAGTTTTTATGTGCAGGAATGGTTTGATTTGCACGGTAAAACGTTGTCAGACGGTGAGGCACGTTTAGCCAAACTAAAGAACTTGTGCGCGAACTTGGGCGATCCGCCTGCCAATGAATTTAACGCAGAAATCTTTGCCGACTACCGCAAACGCCGCCTTGATGGGGAATTTTCGGTAAATAAAAACAATCCCCCGAAAGAAGCCACAGTAAACCGTGAACACGCTTACTTGCGGGCCGTTTTTAATGAACTGAAATCATTGCGAAAGTGGACAGCTGAAAATCCCCTTGATGGTGTGCGCTTATTTAAAGAACGAGAAACAGAATTAGCGTTTTTATATGAGCGGGATATTTACCGTTTATTAGTTGAGTGCGATAACTCTCGAAATCCTGATTTAGGCCTAATTGTGCGAATTTGCCTAGCAACTGGTGCACGTTGGAGTGAAGCTGAAACGCTCACCCAATCACAAGTTATGCCATATAAAATCACCTTTACAAATACAAAATCAAAGAAAAACCGCACTGTGCCGATCAGTAAAGAATTGTTCGATATGCTACCGAAAAAGCGTGGCAGATTATTTAATGATGCTTACGAATCCTTTGAAAATGCCGTTTTGCGTGCTGAAATTGAGTTACCCAAAGGGCAACTAACCCACGTTTTGCGCCATACGTTCGCCAGCCATTTTATGATGAACGGTGGGAATATTTTAGTGTTGAAAGAAATTCTCGGTCATTCAACTATCGAAATGACGATGCGTTACGCTCACTTCGCCCCTTCGCATTTAGAAAGTGCGGTCAAATTCAATCCGCTTTCTAATCCTGCACAGTAA